ATCGTATGCCATAGTGAATGCTAGTTCAAGCAGCTTCATCTTGTCGTCAAGTTTATCCACGAGTCTAACGTCATGGATATTGTACTCAATGAACTTCTGCCAGTCGTTCTCATAGAACTCCTTGAAGGTGTCATACTCACTGTGATCCAGTTTCTTCTCACCCAGTTCCACAAAACAGATGTGATCTAGTCTGTAGGATTCTTGGTTGGTGTACGTGAACTTTCTATATAATTCAAGGTAATCCAGAGTAGAAATGCCTGGAAGATCGTAAGCGATTTGTTTTCGTCCTTTAATGAAAATCTCCCGAGAAGAAATAAGCTTCCAAGGACTAAGCATCTTAGTGTATTTTTCACCAAGTACCCTATCAATACGCCTAGCAATATAGGGAATATCAAAAAGCTGAACATTCCAACCTGTAATTACATCTGGGAAATTTTGGTTCCAATAGTCTAGGAACGCAGACAACATGGACTCCTCTGAACGGAAGTGCATGTAATCAACCATGCTGTCTTTATTGTCAAAGGGGCGAGCACCAAAGACTAGGAAGCGTCCAGTATAAGAATCCTTGATGGTAATAGCAAGGATCTCCTGGTCGGCAGTCTCAATGTTGGGGAAACCATTCTCTGCTGCTGTCTCAATGTCAATATTAAACACCCGAATCTTACTCACATCGTAAGCAATCTCCTCTTCAGGATGCTGCTCAGCAATGTATTGATAAAGATATCGGGTGTTACCGTAGATATCAAAGTCTTCTACGTCCTTATATTTTTTTACAAACTCTTTTGCCTCATTGATAGAACCCTGTTTAACAGGTTCTACACAGTCACCCTCAAGTGTACGCCACTCAGAATAATTCTTTGTAGGGATGTACAACGTAGGGTTAAAGGGCACCCTGTACGAGACAGACTGCCCACCTTCATAACCACGAAAGAGCAGGCGGTTGCCTGCTTGTTCAACATTAGTGTAAAACTTCATTCAGTCAGCAGTTCTGCGTTTCCATTATAATACTGAGCAAGCAACCGCTCACTCGGGTCCACAAACGTAATTATATCAGAAGATCGGACCACACACTCCTTTTCGTCGGCAAAGGGGAGCCAGTCTGTTAACTGGTCTCCCTCCACAAGCATTGGTTTGTTTAGGATACAGTCTGGATCTCCAAACTGAACCCCATCAATTTCATCAACTGACGCCAGCAGCCACTGGTCCTTCAGTAACAGCACTTTGAGTAGTTTCTCCAAGGATATCAGCTCCGTTATTGGGTAAGAAAGAAAGATCAACGCTAGATTGCTTCAGTTTCTGTACATAGTTGTACAGAATGTCTGGTGATGGTGGCATTGCTGAGATAACCCCAGCAGGATTTACGCGATGATCTTCATATGGAGTGTATGGATTCCACCTACGGAAGCGAACACTGTAGGTTTCTTCCTCTCCTTCTTGCTGCATCTCTTGGAGAGACAGAGCTAGGGGATACAGAAGTTGATAGGCAACAAACTTATCCTCTTCCCTAACCTGTGTAAAATTACAAATAACGTCTTCCCCAGTAATCAGTTTGAGGACACGAATATTGTGATCAATGGTATCAGACATAGTAGATCAATTCTTTTCTATAGTATATCAAATCAAAAGGGGACCGTCAAGTCCCCTTCATGTTTATTTAGAACCACTTCTTACGCTTCTGTTTTTCTGGCAGTTCTTTTTTGAGTAGGATCGTCAGCAAACCATCAACAAAGTCTACGCTCTCAACCTCTACATCATCTCCCATCTGCCAGTTGCGTGAGAATGTCCTGTACGAGATTCCTTTATGTTCGTAGTTTCTTTCTTTCTCTTCTGGTGCTTTGCGAGCAGATACAGTCAAGACATTCCGTTCTGTCTCAACTTCAATATCTTCGCCTGAAAATCCAGCAAGAGCGACCTCCAAAGTGGTTCTGCCATCAGATCCGTTAATGATGTTGTAAGGAGGGTAATTCGTTCCACCTCCCGCAAGAGCTTCAAGTCTGCTGAATGTTTCATTGAACCCGATTGAATATGGTGTGTATGTTTCCCAATTGAATGTGACCATTGTCCTTTAAAAGCGACGTATGCATGTGACCCTTTAGGCATCACACATATAATTATATGTCCGAGAACTTTTTTGACAACAAGATAACATTCTGGTTTTCCGAATTTTCTTTTCGGTTCTCTTCAATAAACCTAAAAGTATGTTCGGTAAACAAGTCAAATCCAATAGAGTATCTCAGTTCACCTGTGTCATTTGGTTCAACTCGGTGCTCTAACCAAGAAGGAAACAGAGTAATAGATCCCAATTTGTTAGGACAACGCCACCAATCAAAATACAAACTAAGACTGGGAAACCAGTAGTCTGTAGTAGTTCCAAGATCAGACAAAGAAACGTTTCCACTAAGATAAGTATTCTCGTGAAAAGCGTGACAATGGGTCTCTAGTCTTTCTCCCTCAGTAAGAACAACTGCCCATCCACGAATCCATAATTTATCTTTGGGTAGAGGATTTGCTTGTAGCAATTCCATGAAAGAAAAATAAGACTCGTATATGTTATTTGCTAATTGTTTTACATCTTGACTGTCCCAATCAAATATATTATACATTGCCCACTGCCGTTGATAGGTAGTGTTCAAAGCGTTTGCAACATCAGAAGACATCCCAACATCATTGTCACTGATTAGATCAGCAATGCTTTGTGCTAGAGAATCTTCGTACTTGTCTGTATAGATTGGTATGTCAAAATTAGGAGCAAATCTTGTGTTTGCTCTCCAACTCTTCCACCGATTCATTTTGGGATTTGAATACGGTATCTTAGTTGGGTGATTATCTAATTGATTCATTCTTCAGTAGTTTTTTTCCTACCAATATTATACTTGCTTTCAAGAGTCCACTCTTGTTTTTCTTTGAATGCAAGCACTTTAATTTGATTGAGTGGTGCCAAGTCTTCAATCTTGGCAGCATCAATTACTTTGATAAGACCCCAGTCAGATAGAAGTTGTACAATTCTATTTCTGCGTTGAAGATCATTCAAAGAAAAATTAGTTTGCTTTCCATCTAAAGCAAACAGTTCCTTGAAGTGAACGATATAATACTTACCTTGCTTGTGTAGGATGTGGCAAGACTGGTAAATCTTTTTCTCTTTGCGAGATGCCACGCCAATACGAGTCAGAGTTTCTCTCACCTTGAGAAAGTCATCTGGTTCACCGAGAACCACTTCTACCATATCAGTTTGCTTCCACTGGATTTCAGTTTCAACACTCATTTTTTCCACCTTTATTCAATACCTTTGTAATATGATCTAGCTGATCCTTGGTGAGAATCCTGAGTGCTTGGAGAGCTTTATCGTCATTATAACCATAATACTCTTTTACTACTTCAAGATAATCAATAGAATCTTTTTTCGCCCAAGGAGAGAAACGCTTCCTAGGTTTCACACTATTTAGCAAAAAGTCATATTGCATCTTCTTTGGGAGATGAGGGTTCTTGTTCATCTCATTGACATAAAGGATAGTGTCAGTGAAAGAACTGAGGCACCTGTTAATAATGTAAGGAGGATACCCTCGCTCAGCATCAGTATCATCATCAAGAATACTCTTCTTAGATTGGTTGATTGAGTACAGGTAGTCTTTTAGTTGGTACGTCATTCCAGTGTCTAATCACTCCACTAATAATAAAAACGTTGGTAACCAAGTAAGAAACAAAAATAAGGGTGCGTATGCCAGCAACAATATCTGCCTCTCTGTCATTTCGTCCATCTTTCTGCCCCAGTGCTTTTGCCCAGATTCTCCACATTAGAGTTTGGCAGTAACACCGATAACTTTTGCATTTGGGTTGCGAGCAAGGGCAACTTGCCTTGCTTCCTGATAGTCACGAGCATAAACTTCTTCCTTGAAGACGTGACCTGCAACGTAGAGGGTGACTTCACACTTCATAATTAAAAAGGACTAGTTCCTTGCGAGACGCTTGATCTGTATTATAACTCCCCACGCTCCTCATGGTGTAAGTGTGTGCAAATTCTGCAGCTGTCCACCCCTCAAAGCGATCTCGGATCAACTGAGATGAATTGTAACTAATCAACTGGGGACCAATAAAGCAATCACAATCAACAGCAAAAGTGTCATGATTAAAACCTTTATGCATGTTGCCACGCTTACCATAAAGATTGCTCCCAATCTCATACGGTGGATCAAGGTATGTAAAGACAGCTTTACAATCAGTCAACAAGTATTCGTATGACTTGTTTGTGATAGTCCAGTTAGCAATTAGTTTTTGATACTCTGGCAGTCGGTC